CCACTCTTACAATTGGAACCGTAATGACTCTTTTTATCAATGGGTTCTTTGGGAGCGCATTCCCCTAACTCTCCCCCCGGTATAAATACCTACTCATTCACCACCCCGTAATTATGGCAGTTTTAGCAGTAGTAGCAATTTTATTCGGCACCTTTGTCGGAGCAGCAGCACTTACTCAATCTGGAGAAGAATAAATAAAACTGAATATCGTCGCCGCTAGGGGACAACTGGCAAAATCCAGTTGCGTCCCCTATTTTTTTGTGCTATGATATCCCTGATAGGAGGACTGTATGACCAAAAAGCAATTTGTAAATTCTAAAGGAGATACTTGGGAGTATGAAGAAACTTCTGAGATGACCAAAGCAGTTGCCCGACTGCATGAAACTATGCGTCAAAATAAAATGAAAGAACTGGAACTGAAAGCACCTGATTATGGAGTAGGAAAATGAGTATTAAACTTTTGCAATTAAAGTCTGGAGAAGACGTTATCGCAGACGTGGAAGAGATGTCTATTGGCGAGGATGCTGAAAAGCGTATCATCGGTTATTATCTCAACAAAGCATGTGTTGTTAAACTGAGGAATCCTAACGTAAAGGAAAATAAGAAAGGGTATGAAGTATCGCTATTTCCTTGGATGCCTCTTTCTGCAGAGGACACTATTCCTGTCGTTGCTGACTGGGTAGTAACTATTGTGGAACCAGTAGAAAGATTAGTTCAAATGTATGTGGAGGATGTTGTCAATGGATCGAGTAATCAAAGTGATTCTACTGACGAACAGCGAGAGACTGATCAGTGAAGTTGAAGAAGTTGGAGCTGATGTTGGAGAACCTGATTGTAAACTAATCAATCCAATGGAAATTTGGGAAGGTCCTAATCTTGCTCCTTGGATGATGGACCATACAAAGCAAGATATTTTTATGATTAGTTCTGATAAGATTATTACTCTTGCAGAACCTATGCCAACCCTACTTGAAAAATACATCGACCTGACTAAGTAATGCGTTTCTACACTAATGTTCAAATGATTGGTAATCAATTCCTCGTTCGGGGAGTTGATAATGGTAAAAGATATGAATATCGGGATGAGTTTTTTCCATCCGTATTTGTTAAGACAAAAAAAGATTCCAAATATAGAACATTAAGCGGAGAAGCAGTAGAAGAAGTACAACCCGGAACTGTACGTGACTGTAGAGATTTCTACAAGAAGTATGATGAGGTTGATGGGTTTGAGATTTATGGAAATGATCGATATATCTACCAGTATATTTCACATCACTATCCTGAGGATGAAGTCAAGTTTGATATCAACCAAATCAAACTGATTACACTTGATATTGAGACTACGGCAGAACACGGGTTCCCTGATGTTGAATCTGCTATTGAAGAAATCCTTGCGATTACAATCCAGGATTATACAACCAAGAAGATTACTACTTGGGGTGTGAAACCATTCTTCAATAAGCAAGAGAATGTAACTTATTATCATTGCCATACCGAACAAGAACTTCTCAGTCACTTCATTAATTACTGGATGGTTGATGTACCCGATGTGGTTACTGGTTGGAACATTCAGTTGTTTGATATCCCGTATATCTGCAAACGATTAAATCGCGTTCTTGGAGAGAAGTTGATGAAACGACTTTCCAACTGGGGTCTGGTGACTGAGGGAGAAGTATTCATCAATGGTCGTAAACACGTCAATTACGATATTGGTGGTATGACTCAACTTGATTACCTTGACCTGTATAAGAAGTTTACTTATAAGGCACAGGAATCATATCGTTTGGATTATATTGCTGAGGTAGAACTGGGTCAGAAGAAACTGGACCACTCTGAGTATGATACGTTCAAAGACTTCTACACTCATGGGTGGCAGAAGTTTATTGAATACAACATCGTGGACGTGGAACTGGTTGACCGTCTTGAGAGCAAGATGAAACTGATTGAACTTGCTCTGACGATGGCATATGAAGCAAAGGTGAATTATGCTGATGTGTTCTATCAGGTTCGTATGTGGGATAATATCATCTATAACTATCTGAAGAAGAGAGACATTGTAGTTCCTCCCCGTAAGAAAGAAAGTAAGAGTGAGAAGTATGCTGGTGCATATGTAAAGGAACCGATTCCTGGTAAGTATGACTGGGTTGTGAGTTTTGACTTGAACAGTCTGTATCCTCACCTGATTATGCAATACAATATCTCACCAGAAACTTTGCTAGAAGAGAGGCATCCGACAGCATCTGTTGATAAGATTCTCAATGAGGAAATCAACTTTGAGTTGTATAAGGACAATGCTGTCTGTGCTAATGGTGCTATGTTCCGTAAGGATGTCCGTGGGTTCTTGCCAGAACTGATGGAGAAGATGTATGGAGACAGGGTTATCTTTAAAAAGAAAATGCTGAAGGCAAAGCAGGATTATGAAAAGACTCCAACGAAAGAACTGGAGAAGGAAATTGCCAGGTGTAATAATATCCAGATGGCCAAGAAGATTTCGCTCAACTCTGCTTATGGTGCCATCGGTAATCAGTATTTTAGGTACTACAAATTGGCCAATGCTGAAGCGATTACGCTTTCTGGTCAGGTTTCTATTCGTTGGATTGAGAATAAGATGAATCAATATCTAAATAAACTATTGTCTACAGAGGACACGGACTATGTTATCGCATCAGACACTGATTCGATCTATCTTAATATGGGACCTCTTGTTGATAAATTTTTTGCTGCTAAGTCTGGCAACAAAGCAAAAATTGTGGAGTTACTTGATATGGTCTGTAGTGACAAGTTGGAACCGTACATCGAGAAGTGTTACCAAGAGTTGGCAGACTATGTATCGGCATATGACCAAAAAATGCAAATGAAGCGTGAGAATATTGCTGACCGTGGTATTTGGACTGCGAAGAAGCGATATATTCTCAACGTATGGAATAGCGAAGGTGTTGCCTATGCAGAACCTAAACTGAAGGTGATGGGTATTGAGTCAGTCAAATCATCAACACCTGCACCTTGTAGGAAGATGTTGAAAGAAGCATTCAATATTCTGATGACCAAGACTGAAGACGACGTTATTGATTACATTGATAAGTGTCGCCGTGAGTTTAAGACACTTCCACCAGAGGCAATCTCTTTCCCACGATCAGTTTCTGATGTGGTGAAGTATAAATCTTCTTCTGACATCTATGTGAAGGGAACTCCGATTCATGCAAGGGGAGCATTGTTGTTTAATCATTACATCAAAGAGAAAAAGTTGGATAACAAATACTCTTTGATTCAGAATGGTGAGAAGATTAAGTTCTGCTATCTGAAGAAACCAAACATCATCCACGAAAATGTTATCTCCTTTATTCAGGAGTTTCCAAAGGAACTTGGACTGAATCAGTATGTAGATTATGACCTTCAGTTTGAGAAATCATTCCTAGAACCACTGAAAGCAATCCTAGATTCTATTGGTTGGAAGGTGGAGAAGACTGTAAGTTTGGATTCATTCTTCTCATAAATAACTAAAAAAGTAGCCATAACATGTCTAGAGCAAGAAGTGTTGCTGATTTAGGCAATCAAAATGTATTAACTGTAAGTGCAACTGATGGTAACATTAATGTTGGAACTGGAGTTACCATAGAGAATACTGGAGAGGCACAGTTCTCTGGCATTGTTACGGCACAAAGTATTGATACTCGCAATCTTCTTGGTGATGTAAGTATTGGTGGAGTATTAACTTATGAAGATGTAACAAGTGTTGATTCTATTGGTATTGTTACAGCAAGAAGTGATGTCATTGTTGGTGGTGGATTATCTGTTACAGGGGTATCAACCTTTGTTGGATTATCTACTTTTAACAATGGATTGATTGTTGTTTCTGGGGTATCTACATTAGGAAACACAGTTATCGGTGGTGGAACTACAGAATTAGTTGTTACTGGTGATGCAAGAGTTACTGGTATTCTGACTGTCGGTACTGCATCATTTACCATTAATGGTGCTGTAGAATACCCAACCATTAGACCTACACTTGACCTCAACTTTGCGGCAACGAAAACACTAGACCGCAGAATTACTTTCACCAGAGATGGTGTTGGAACTTATGTTGATGAACTGGGTATTATTAGATATGCATCAAGTAATGTTCCAAGATTTGATCACGACCCAGTAACTGGTGAGAGTCTTGGATTACTGATTGAGGAGAGTAGGACTAATAATGCAGTTTATACTTCAGAATTTGATAATGCTGCTTATAATAAATTAAATTCAACAGTTGTTGCCAATCAAGTAGTAGCACCAGATGGAACAACAACTGCAGACCTATTATACCCAAATTCTAGTGGCACTGGCAGAGGACTAGAAGACATCTTAACTCTTTCATCAACTGGAGTTTATACCACATCAGTATATGTAAAAGCGGCAGGACTTAGTTGGGTGCAATTATATGCGGTGAATGGAGGTCAAAGGGCATTTTTTAATATTTCTACAGGAACAAAGGGATCGGAATTAGGAGGTGGTTCTTTAATTGATTGGGATATTATAGATGCGGGTAATGGTTGGTATAGAATTTATGTAACTTATGATTTAACCTCCATTGCTAGTGCAGAATATTTCTATATCTATTTGGTTGATGGTGATAGCAATACTTCTGTTACTGCAAATGGAACTGACGGTGTTTATGTATGGGGATTACAAATAGAAGAAGGTTCTTTCCCAACCTCCTACATCCCCACATCAGGAACTGCAGTAACCCGTGGTGCAGACCTCGCAACTATTAACGGAACAAACTTCACTGATTTTTATAATCAGACTGAAGGAACACTGTTTGGTGAATTCACAATTAAAGATAGTACTTTTTCTTCAGCAGCAATTGCAAATATCAACCAAGAACCATCATCATCTTATGCTTATAGTATAATGTTTGTTGAGGTTGGAACTACTAATGGATACTTTGGTAGAACATTTAAGAACAGTAGCGGAGTAAATTTAAGTAATGCATCCAGTGTTGCAAATTTACTACATCCATCTACTACACCACAAAAAGTCACTTTTGGTTATACTACTGTTAGTGGCGGAGAATTAAGATCATATTGGAATGGAAATTATGTAAATAGTTCAACTGATTTATCAAAAGTTCCTACGACTTTAACCAATATGAGGATTGGTAGAGGTTGGAGTGGAACTAGTGCAAATAATATTATTAACGCTCATATCAGAAAACTTTCATACTACAACAAGAGACTTCCAAACGCACAACTCCAGGGTCTCACTGCCTCATAAATACAAACATAGAGAAGTATAAGCAATGCCTAATTTAGTCGGAACTGGATTAAATCAAGTACCAACAAATAGTATGTTGGGTGGATTGGCGTATCAATCACCTGACAATGCTTCTATTAAGGACTTAGATCTGAAGAACCTTTCGCAGATTAATTCGGAGATTGCTGATACTGCCGTTGATATCTTTGTATACGATACATCTAAAGACTCTGATGGTGGTGCCTGGAGACACAGAACTCAGCACACCTCTTGGTATAATGAGACTCTGAATACATCGACTAGAGGTAGTAGAAGGGAGTTTCCTGCTGTTGCTGTGATTGTTGCCGAAAGTGCTAAAGTAACAATTTATGATGGTGATGACCCTGATTTACCAATGTGGATGGTTACTAGCAGTGGAGGTTCTGCTCACTCAACTGATAATATTCTTGGGGATACAAGCACTCAGTTTAAATCCATATCTATGCTGAATGGTCTTCTTTGTGTTGCAAATTATACTTACGCTCTTAGAACATTAGATTTTATTAAAGAAGAAGCTTTAAGATTTCATAGTGGTAGCTTGAGAAAATATGCTGGAAATGTGTCAGAGAGAGATGCTGGTAAAGGAACTATTGATATTTCAAGCATTGATACTAGAAGAATAGTTAATGCCCAACCAAACGATGTAGCAATGACCGTGCTACCATCTGCACCGATTGATGATGCTACTGGACTTCCTGTTCCTACAATTGCTGTTGCGACTGATGGTGGTGTGAGTGTTATCAAAGATGATGGAAATGTTTATGATTCTTCATTTACTGCATCAGTCAATTATCTTTCATTTAGTGAGAGTGGAGATAGATTATTTGTAAGCAGAAATGATAATAAAGTTTTTACATCATCAATTACTTCTTCTATATCTGCTGACGGTTGGGGAAATGACAATGAATACTATAGAAAAGATGTCACAAATACAACTAATTTTCCTTGGATTAATGAAGATAGTTCTGGTTCCGCAATATCTAGAAAAAATGAAAAAAATGTATATGGATCTCAATATGGTCTAACTGTTATAGATGAAACTCCAGGAGTAGTAGGGTCTGGAATGGGTGCTTGGATTACTTCCGATTACAACACTGGATGGATGCACGGAGACATCAAAGGTGCTTTCCTGTCTGACACTTCTACCACTAACAGAGATGCAGACACAGAGAACTTAATCACTGGTCAAAAGCACGACTATGAAGTTAATACAACAGAAGCTTGGTCGTCTCAATCAAGTGGTTCAGCAACTTATAATGCTTCAAATGGTGTAGGTGGTGGTGGTTGTATACGTTTGACTTCTAGTGGCGGTTCAAATATTTGGAATTCAATTTCATTTGATGGTCTAACTGCAAACACGACATACACACTTAGATTTTCTGCCAAAAATTCAGCAACAGCAGGAACAAATACTTCTATATCTGTAACACAATCTGCATTTAATGTAGGCGCTCAATTACTGAAAGGTGGGACTTCTACAGTTTATACTAACACGGTACAAAATACTTATGAAGAAGTTGTACTTCAATTCAATACTCAAAGTTATACACTTGTACGTTTAAATGTTTATGCAAATAATGGAAGTGGTGCTGAGTTATTCCTTGATGAGTTTTATATTACAGAGGTAGAACAAGACCGTTCAATTAATGATTACGGACTCGCAGTTTACGGAACAATCACCAAGAGTGCCGTTGCGACTGGTGCCGAACTGGTTGGTTATAGTGGTTTCAATGCATCAAATAATTTAGTACAACCATATAATTCAAGTTTAAATTTTGGAACTGGTGATTTCAGTGTCGTTGCATGGATTAAAAAATCAACTTTAAGTTCAAATCATTATATTTTCGATAGAATGGATGGTTCTACACAGAATGGTAGATTGGCTCTTTATATTACTACATCGGGGGTCATTAACATTTCTACTGGAGGGGGTAATTCTCAAGCAACTACAACTTCGGGTATATTTACAGGTTCTCCTAACTGGAGAATGATTATGGTCAAGAGAACTGGCGGTGTAATCGTATTTGGATTGGATGGAAAAGAATATTCTTCTACTACTATTTCTGGTGATTGGAGCACTGATAATGTAACTGGTTCTGGAGATGAAGAGTTGACAATCGGACAATATGGTGGCGGACCAAATGGAAGTAAAACCTTTAATTATGATTATGCCATTGATGGTATTTCAAATTTTAGAATCAGTGCATCAGCACCAACAGCAGAACAATTTAAAAAGATGTATGAGGACGAGAAGATGCTATTCCAAGAGAATGCAAAGGCAACCTTATATGGTTCTTCAGATGCAATAACAGCACTTGCTTATGATGATAAGAAAGAACTTCTGCACGTTGGAACATCATCAGGTCGTAGTGATTTCCAGGGATTAAGAAGAATAAATAATACTACTACAGCAGTTACCACTGCGATTTCGGCATCTAAAGGATTTGTAGCGGAGCAATAAAGAATGACAGTAAGAGTCAATAAAGATGCATTTAATGTAAGGGAGAAACTTACTGAACTTGAGGGATTAGCAAATGCAGATGATTTTAAGGTAATTGCATTATCTCAAAAGAATACTGGGATGACACTTAATACGTCATCAACACCAGTTCAGTTTCCAAATACTATAATTGATACTCATAGTGGGTTGAGTAATACAAATAGTAGATACACTATCCCAGTCGTTGGTGATTACTTTGTGATGTTTAATGTAAATATGTTATCAAATACTAATGTTACTACTGTAAGGGTACAAGTGGATGGTGCTGTCTATAGTAACTACCAAATATCAAATACTAACCACCCTAGAATGAATTTTCATTTTTCAGGAATTGTGCCTGGTTTAGGTGTTGGTCAATACATAGAAATTGGTGCTTTTGTAAATACTGGAACACTTTCTGTGGATAACATAGGAAATTGGATGGTTTATAGGTTGTGATATAGAACTTTAATTTTTTTTTTTTTATCTTGCCAAACTAACCTAACTAGAGTATACTGATGGAGATATGCTCTAGACTATGGACTTCCTGAAAGAAATTGTAAAAGAGATTGGGGACGAATATACACAACTTGCCGCAGATATTGATGAAACCGAAAGATATGTTGATACGGGTTCGTACAT